GACTCGATAGATTTCACCATCAACTGCTTTTGTTTGAACATCATATTGAAGTTGTCCAACCTCATCGCTCGTCTTTTGTGAAACGAAGACTGGCATATATTCTTGTGTAAGGAAGTCTTTCTGGCCTTCAGTCAACTTATAAAGAAACTTCCACTTGTAACCATCTTCTGTTGTAAAAATATACGTTCCAGTAAAAGTCGGTTTAGTTGTTGACGAAGCACCGCCATTGTTGGAGATACACTTATACACTCTATCCCCATCGGCAAGAACGTAGTATCTCTTTAGATTGTCTACATCGTGTAGGTCTAGAGAGTCATTGTATTCGTCGTAAACAGTTTCCGTTGTCCAGTTGATTCTTGGAACAACAAATGCCGTGTTTCGAGAGTCGATGCGAATGGCAAATAGTGAATTTCTAAGAGCAGCAAAATGTTCTGCGACAGAATCGACAACAGTTGGTGGAGTTGTTTCGTCCGCCCAAGGAAGTGCCTTTCCGAAGAAAAGAAAATAGTTGTCCTCAGAAATCGGGTCAAATGCTCGCTTAAGTTCGGTGGCGAACTGAGTCTTAAAGTTGTTCTGTAAAGCATCTGTTAGGGGCATCTATTTACCTCAGTTTGGACTTTCTGATGTTGTTCCGTATGAAACGCTGTAATATTCGTCGTGTGTTCCACCATCTACTGTGCTTCCCAAGTATGGGAACTGCGGAGATGTCCATGTAGAATATGTAGGGTTGGAATGGAAATCCGAGCCAACTGGAAGATAGAAAAATGGTCTAAGTTCAATGACACCAAAAGACACTCCACTAGCAATTTCATAGATGCCTCTTATATTCGGGTGGTGATAAATCGGAAAGAAGTCTAGGTTTAATGATTGTGCTGCTGTGTATCCCTCTGCACCAGCAGTACCAAGAGGACCAGTCGAACCCGTTCCTACTATGTGTGCAACACTACCTCCCTCTGGAACAGTTGCGTTAGTTGCACTGTTCGACCCAACACCAGTATAACCTGGCGCATATCCGTCTGGATACAAATCGGTATCTTCGCTGTTATTGCGAAGGTCTTGAGTTGTTCCGAACGTGTATGGTGTATAGTTTCCTATGATAGAAATTTCTTGTCTTTGAACCTGACTATGGAATGGTAGTTCCGATTTTTTATTTTCGGATAAAAGAACATCACCAAATACTTTGAATCCAGCGGGGTGAACCAGTGCTTTGAGTGCCTTTTGATATTTCTGTAGCGATAGATTTGTTTTCAAAACATAAGAGAATCTCTGATAGTAGTCACCATCATGAATCTTCTTTCTTGAACTTGGCTTACCACCATCGTCATAGTAAAAACCATCGTAGATTGCGATAGCAGATGCTCTTGCAAAACCAGTCGCAGTACCGTCTCCCGTTTCAGATTCGACAGCAAATGGAGCGTCTGTTACATAGTTAATACCGTGGTTCAAGATGGCGATTTGTTTGATTCTTCCCTTATCATCTACTCTACTTACTTTTGCCGATGCACCAATACCAGAAGACTCGTCGAGAATAGTGATAAAGTCATTGATTCGATAATTGAATCCTTCGGATGTGATGTCAAATCTATCAAACAAACCAAAAATAGTCTCATCAATATATGAACCATCATCAAAATAAACTCTTACTGGCTGACCAGATAAAAAGTCTCCCTGAATATTCTCTAAGAAAAATTCAGTAACTGTATATGGATATACTTCAAACTGAAAAACATCTACAACATTTGCTGTTGCAACACTTGTTCCGTCCGCACCAATCATATTCACGACTCTACCTTTTGCGGCAAAGTTGGTAGTTCCATTGTTGGATGTTACTCGAATAGATTTCTTTTCAATCCACTTACCACCAGAAGATTCCAGAATGTCTATTCTTGGATAATAGAATTCAACGATACTATCATAAAAGGTGTGAAAGAAAAACTCAAAGGACTTTTCACTGCCCTTGACGGCGTAGAAGTCTTTGATTCGAGTGAGTAGAGTTTTTCGATTGAGAACATTACCTTCGGCATCTGTTTCAAACAGACGAGGAATGTTCTTCATATACTTGTCTTCAAATGATTCTACAAATTCATCTATTGTCTTTTCGATGTCATAATAGTCATTAAGAAGAAGAGTTCTCTCTACCGCGTTGCCCTGAATCTCCATCCATTCATAATACGCTTCAAGAAATGCAACAAAGTTTGGGTGGTCACTGTTCAGAAAGTCTGGGACTTGTGATTGAATGAGTGGCGAAATTCCTTCGAGGATTCTCTTCGTTCTTGATGGCAACGGAATAAGTTCACCATTATCATAAATTAGTGGTGGAGCCGTATCACCTCGTAGAAGAAGAGTCAGTGTCATTTATCAGTATCCACTTTCTGATGTTGATGATGTTTGCTTATACATGACATTAATTGAGTTTGTCACCGTTGGGTCGAATGTGATGACATTGTTTACCGCAGACTTCACTACGTCTTCCCTTGGGGTAACATTAAAGCGAATAGTTCCGTCTCTTGTAGAACTGAGTGGTGAGAAATTGTTGATTGTCACTATACCATTAGTAAAATCAATAGAACCCATATTAGAGAATATCGTATTACGGATTCCATTTACTTCTTCATATATTCTAAGTTTACCGTTCATGTCGGAATCTATTGCAGCCAAGAAAATAGTTCCGTCTGGTTTTTTATATGCAAAATTGGTGGACTGGACCGCAGGTGGACCATTGATTCCATCTTCTGCATCGTGAGCGGTGTTGAGAATAGTGTTGTAATATTTGATTGTGTAGTTTTGAACCTTGTTCAGAACTGGTGTAATTCTCTTTTGTAGTTTTACATCGACATCGACATACAAAAGGGAAGGGTCTAAATTTCTACAGAGTTCTTCCAGTTTATTCACATATAGATTCTTTCCGAACTTAGAAAGAGCAGTAGAGGCATACAAAGAAAGATAGGTTAGTATTTCTGCTCTAAGTTGGAGTATACTTTTGGTCGTAAGGGTTTCATCATAATCAAATGTAGAATTGAAAAGTAAGTATGTGTATTCTGGGTCTATTATTTCTGGGATGACACCAACGACGCTCTTGGAAGCATATATGTCACGAATAACATCTTGCTTCTCATCCTCTGTTAAAACACCACCAGAGGAAGGTTTTATGCAAACGAAAACTTTACCATATTGAGGTGGGTCATAATCTTCACCACCAAAAACAACAACATCATCACTGTCGCCATATTCAGATAATGTCAAACTCATATAGTCATTTTTTGTGACTGCTCTGTTTTGCGTTTGATAAAAAAGAGGTGAGTTAGTTCTAATACTTTCCGTAGTTTCTTTTAACGCACCTCCGACTGAACTTGAAACAACGGAAACAGTTCCATCTAAATCTGTGGAAAAAACACGATTGGTTGCACTATCTAATCTACCAATACCATTTGCGTTTGGTCCAGATGTTTGTAAATATTGAATAATAATTACGTTTCCATCTGATGGTTTCTTACCAAGAATATTGTCACCAAAAGATATTTCATAAAATCCCAAGGTGTTCTCATTTAAAAAGTAAACCTGACTACTAGCATCTAAATCTGTTATGTCATTTACCATAGTCCAAACATCATTTGAACCAGTATTATCATAAAGAGATTCTATGACATTTACTTTTAGATGTGTAGTGTCAACTGTTTGCGATGGTATGATATAACGTGCATCTGGATCAGCAGAATTAAATGTAAATGAAACAGTAGACAACGAACCTTCATACACTGAAAAGGCGTCCGACACATAAGGTGCTGTTCCAGACGAATCTATTGTAACTGGTTGTGTATTATAAAAAGTGTAATCGACATCATTGACCGATGCCGTAAATCGTGTATATTTTGGAATTATTATAACATCCGCTTCACTACTAGCAAAAGATATTTGAATTCTTGCTTCTGCTGCTCTTCTTGAGTGCGGAGTATAACCGATTTGCTTGGCATGAGAAATAACAGATTCTCTTTTAACCGCACTGTCCAGAAACATTTCGGTTGCAGCCATATTGGTATAAAATGCAGAATAGTGTGTGTTGTAGGAAAGAAGGTCAAGCAAAATTGACAAACCAGAACCATTGAAATCAAAATCCTTGAATCTTTCCTGTGATTCTAAATATGACTGCAAGTTGGACCGAATATCATCGAAATCCAATTCTGTTATTTTCTTTGATGAGTTTATTGCCATTATCGAGTTCTCGTAAGGGTCAGTGATAGATTTGTTACATCCCTAACATTTTTTGGACGAAAAACAATACTCACATCAAATGAGTTTGTACGCTCGTTTCCACTAACGGATACTTCAATCAACTCTACTCTCTTCTCTTGTTGTTTGATTATATTTTCTATTGCGTTTTTTATTTTTAAACAAGTAATAGATGTTAATGGTTCAAAGAGATACTTACGAACACCAGCGTCCAGTTCTGGTCTAAAACGCCTTTCGTATTTGGAAGTATAAACAAGATTACGAATAGACCGCTTGAGTGCTTCCATATCTGTAAGAACAGTGACATCCCCCGTGAGTGGATGTGCGACAAAATCTAGGTTTAGGTCTGAATATCTTGCCATATTTTATGTATACCTATTCTATACCTTTTTTAATGTTGATAGCATCTTCTAAACTATTCCTATTCCGCAAGTATCTAACAACTCTTTGTTGTAAGTATGGGTCGTTGTTTACTCCACTTCTGTCCCATTCTAGTGCGTTCTCTAATTGGAATAACGGGAATTTTTCCGCCAGATATTCTGAAATAGGACCAACTAATCCCCCGCCTCTTCTAATATCTGTTTGCCACTCTACCAACTCCAAAATGCCTTCAACTTGACTTTGATAACTCTTCAGTCTATCTATTCTCTGTTGTCTAGTTTCTCCGCCTTCTGACACTGGTTGCTCTGTGCTTTCTTCCGAAACTTCTTGTTGTCCTTCTTGGACTGGTTCTTCTTCCTCATCCAATCTGTTCTCTAAATCCTCAAAGAACTTCTCAACATCCTTACCAAAGTTTTCGACATTTGTGGCAAGGTCAGCGGCAGCCTGTTCTGCTTGCTGAACGAGTGCTTCTCCCGCAGCGATAAGTTCCTCTGCTGACTTCTGTATTGCTTCCACTGTTTCTTTACCAATCGCAACAGCATCGTCAATGAGTTGTTCTACCTGCTCTTGAACAGACTCTACGATTCCTTCTACGCTATCCTTGATTGCGTTTCCAATATCTTCTGGATCTGGAATATTCGACAGAATCTCATCGAGGGTTGGTGGTTCTGGAATACTCAAGGACGGAATCAGATTCGTAAGATCAGGAGAAGCCGCAAGGTCTTTAATGACCTTTCCAATCTGACAAGGATCGGTAAGAACACCATTGAGGGCAGTGTTCGCAAGAGCATACTTATCCAAGAATGCTAAGGCACCAGCGAGAAATGCGTCCTCTGCTGATGTGATGTTTACAATGCTCTGTTGAATGCTACGAATATTTCCAAGTATCTGATTTGCTTCTGAATAAAATTGAAATGGGTTAGGTTCAATCGGGGTGCCGGCGCCGGGATCGGTGGTTCCTAATCCAAATTGAGCCAAAAAGTTTCCAGCGGCTTCGAGTGCGTTGTCAGATTCTGTAATCGCATTGATACCGAATTCTTGTTTGAGACTGTTGAACCCGTGAGAGAAGTTGTCCTTCAGAATATCTTGTGGTTTGGTCGCCAGAGTAGCAAGAGCGGAGTTGTATGCACTTCCGATACCGAGAATTCTACCCATGTCTGGTTGACCATCCTGAAACCCAGTGATGACTCCACTCATTCGATTGGTTCTCGATTCAAAGTCTACTAGTTGCGTATTGAAACTCTGAAGAGTGCTGCTCATTTCAGCAAGCCAACTCGCTGAATTATTTGCACCACCCAAACTTCCTATCTTTGCTAGAGCGGAACCAATCTTACCCCTTACGCTTCCAGCCAGATTTGCAATCGGATTAGCAAATGCTTCACCACGAAGAACTGTTGTTAAAAAATCAATAGAAGTATCGGGTAAAATCTGGCGAAGAATCGCACAGTTGTTCAGAGGGAAATCACCATTACCTATTTGACTAACGCCCATTACGCACACCTCACATTTGGAGAAGCAACTATAACTTTATGACCACAGAGTGCTTGGTCATTCATTCGGACAACGGGTTTTCCGCCAGCAAATACCGTAGGAGAACCCATAATGATAGTGGAGCATACGGTAGTATTGCCGTGAGAGTGACACTGAACACGGACACCTAAAACAGCAACCTCCTGTCCGTTCACAAGAACGGCAGTTGAGCCAGAGTGTTCTAGTTTAGCGGGACCATCGGTAAGGTCTCCTATGCGGGCAACTCCGTTCAATACTCTCCTCCATCTATTATACTTATATCAGTTTCTTGAGTAAGCAATCGAAAACTGCGAGAGTCCTGATCGGGAACTCTCGCAAAAACATCACGAAGAACTTCATATAAATCACCCCTGTATAAGACCACTTCACCTTTTGTATATTTTATGAAGTTTCCTCTCAAATCTCTCAGAGAAAATGGTCTCGTCCCTTCTCCCATTTGAATCTTTCCTTATGGTCCGTTGAGATCAATGGTATTACCAGAAAGTTTTATCTTTGCGCCTCCACCATTCACGATTTTTACTTCATTAGATGCACCGATTTTTGTCTCGGCACCAGAAGAAGCCATATCAATGTTTTCGGTTGATTTTACCTGAAAGTTCTTGCAGTTCACAACAAAGTCTTCTTCGAGTTCAAAGTTCGCTTTTTTCCCTTTGAATGTAAGGTTCGATGCCTTGATATTCACATTACCAAGGGCAGAAATATTTAGGGTTCCTGCCACGAACATATTATGGTCTGCCAGAGTAATCTGATATCCTTCATTGGTAGACTTAATCACCGTGGTTCCATCGGGATGAATCTCGATGAAAGACCCTCGATTGTGGTAAATCTGAATCCGTTCGGCATTCGGAGAATCATCCACCTCGATGATGTGTCCAGAAACCGATTCGTATACTTTATTAAAAGGATACACTGGATTGGCAGAAGATTCTGGTTCGTTCCAAGTCAAATCGGGAAGAGCCGTTTCTACTTCTTCCAATGGTGTCTTGTTTGAAGTTGGTCGATCTCCAGCCGTCCCTGGCGGTTCAAGTGCCAGAAGGTTGGTATCTGGTTTACCATCATAGAGTTCATTGGCTTTGTCGTAGGGGTCCATGAACCCCACTGACGGGTCGTTCTGTTCAGAGTTGATACCACCAATGACACCCATCATTACTGGCTGTTGTGCGTCAGTTCCGTCAAGGAAGAAACCAAAGACATGACTGCCAGGGAGAAGGCCTGGAATGGTCAGACCCTTCCCCCTGTTTACGGCAGTCGTGATTGGGAACACTGGGTGTGCCCAAGGAAGTTGGACTGTTGGAAGTTCGGCGAGGTCTGGAGAATGATATCCAGAGATGCGAACACGGGCACGCCCGAGTTTCTCTGGATCTTGAATATCCTCAACAACACCGAACCACCAAACAAAGTCGCCGTTGAGATTAATCATTCTTCCTCAGCCCACTTTTCTGCCCAGTTCTTCCACTCCTCAAGTTCCTCATCAGTGTAAGTATTCTTGTGATTCTTAAGACGGATTTCATACTCTCGATACTCCTCGAAATCGTTAAAATTCATATTGTCCATCTCTATACTCCTTGCACCTACTTGGTTTCAAAACGAGACTCGTCTGGTAAAGGGTTCGCGTAGGAGTCGGTGCAGGCTTCTACGGTCATTGTATATCCATTTACTTTATTTATTGTGTGCTTTACCGACGAAACAATATAGTTACCTGATCTATATTGGTCTTTTGGACCATCACTATTCTCTCCAAATCCACATTGTTTGTCAATAGATATCTTGAGCAAATCTCCTACGTTTATTGAACTATTACCAGCGGTTCTAAACCGAATTCTTTTATTCAATAACGAATTTATTTGAGATTGCCTTTTTAAGTAAATCCCATTATCAAACATTGTCTTAAATCTGCTTTTGTAATTTACGGTTGGGTCTAAATTACTTATGATAGAATCTGGCGATAGTGGATAAGTATTAGCGTGCGTTGAATTTTTGAAGCCGTCTTTATATTCAAACTTAATACCAGATATTTTTTTATTTTTGATATCGTGTTCTGATATGTAACTACTATACAAACCATTCACTACTTCGTCAAGATAATTTTCCATTCCTATAAGTTCCAAATCTGTGATAACATATCTGGACTGGACTGCATCGAATCCTTCCGAAATTCGTTTTGTCTGTTTATCTCTGATTTGCCACGAATAATAACCTCTTGGTTTTTCTTGAAACATTGAAGCAACGGATACGAATTTCCAACCAGAAAAATCTTCATAGAAAACAAAATTACAGTCATTACTATTATTTGAACTTGCTGCTTTCTTTGAAAGAAAGTTTATGTGAGAAAATGGATTGTTTATAGGCAAAACAATTGTGTGTTCACCATCTGTTTCTTGGGTTTGTATTGGATTCGATTTTGGAAAGTGCTGGGACCATATCGCGCCAACAATGTCTGATATTTTTCCAGTGTATGACCTAGAAGATTTTATCTGACTATTCTCTATGGTCTCTTTTGACATAAACTTCAAAGTATAATATGTCGTTCTTCCATTATCTCCAAGTAAAACATTTTCTCTGGAGTAAACTCTGAAAGACTTCTCAATGATATCATTATCTGGAGAGAAATATTTTATATCTAAAGTTTCGTTGTTCTTTAGAGGTAGTTTAGAATACAAGTCGAAAGTATCGCTAATGGTAATCATACCATAAATTGATTGGGATACAAAAAAATCTTGAAAGATGTTTAGTTCTACAAACAAATCTAACAAAGAGATAACATCACCAGAATCTAAAACCAGATTCAGTTTTTCAATTTTAAAATCATTACCTTTACTGTAACTCATATATTGAGTATCCTATCGAACTCCTCTACAAACAAATTGATATTATCTGGGTGTATCAATTGAATTTGACCCTTGCTTTCATTTTGTGTTATTTCATAATCAAAGTTTGAAACACTATAGTCACTAGTCGCACTACCACTTAAACCGAGATATGCTCCTATTCGTGTTTCCCAGAGTTCTGGTGGGTCAATCGTATAGTCTCCAGTCATCGAAGTGAATCCAAGAGGAGTTCCATCCAATGCTGCTAAAGGATTTATTCTGCTGCCACTTACTGTTTGAAAATGATGAAGACCATACAATCCGTCTTCCGTTTTCTTTATTTTCGCTTGTCGAACGTCTGACCCTCTGTATACACCTATTATGTCACCAGCGGAAAAATAGGTATGTTCACCTCCATCAACACGAATTCTGCCAAGAGTAGAATCTTGTTCTACAACCCTCGCCCTTACGGTAAAGTTTTCTTGAGTCGTCCCAAAATCATCTACGTTAGTCGTGCTTAGAAAGATGGTTTCATCCGAACCAAAAGTCAACCCACTAAACCTCTTTTCATTCGACGGATCTACCAGATAAAAATATCTACCAAAATACTTTTTCTTTGCATAGTTTTCTAGAGACAAACTATCGAGAGAGAAACTATAGAAAGGATTGATAGCCTCATTAACAAGAAGAACTGTCCAGAAATAACTGGATGTGCCATACAAACGATGGGAAATATTTTCTGGTGTGTCTCCTTCTTTCAAATCATAATCAATGAAAAATGAAGCATCGTTTTTTGATCGTTCTGAAATACGAATTCGACGGATAATATCCGTTACCAGTCTTCTTTTCCCAACACCATCAAAGGTTTCTGTGTAGTTTAGATATGGAAATCTGTCGAAATACATCAGTATCCTTCCTCGATATCTTCTCTAACAAGTGGTCTCATCTCTTGGAATGTCATGGTAAGAGAAGTTCTAACTGGACTACCATCTTCAAATGTTGCATTGATACCATTTGGTGTATAATCAACACTCACTTGCTGAAGAACACATCGACCTATTTTGTTTAAGAACAAGTTTTCCTGAACAACTTCGTCAGTTTTACCGACGTTATAAATTTTATAATAACGAATCTCAAATTCAGCGGGAACTTCTAGAAATGCGTTAGTAGAAGAAATTTTAGGATGTGAATATTTTCTGAACGCTCTAATTAATTTGTTAATGATTACGGACTCTTCTTGATTTCTTGGTGCCAAACTAAAAGAAAAATCAAACGTCCTTGCACCAACACTCTGAAATAGTTGCTCTTGCCTTGGATTTATAACCAAACCCGTTATAGCGTCAATCGCTTCATTCGCATTTAATTGAAGACCAACAACATTTCCAGCGGAATCTAAAGCACCCGCTACTTTTCGTTTCAGTGTCGGAAACACACTGGACAAATCTCCTGTTGTAAAAATAGATGAAAGTTGCTGTCCAGCCGAAAAGTCTACACTGTTGTAATTTATGGTTCCATTATTTACAATTTTATTTGGAATATACAGTGCTATGTTAGTTGCTACTTGTGTTGTATCTGCGGCGAGTCTGGTTCTACCTATCATTCTTCCCTGTGTTCTTTCTGTTAGTCCCAATTCCTTTAAAATCTTCACTGAAGGAGTTGCTCTATCAGATTGAAATGATGGTTTTTTTATTTCTATATTTTCAATTGATTTTATTTGTTCTAGTTGAGCCTGAGAGTATTCTTGCTCTAGTCTAACTATGGCGTTTCGGAGTTCGTCGTTCATTTCATCTCCACCACCGAATTGTGCCCCAGTCAAACGCTGAAATACAACATCAACACTTGCAGAAAATTCACCAAGGCCCCAAGAAAAATTCCTCCACCAATCATCTGCTGGAGCATCTGGACTAGAAAGGTAGTTTTGAACTTGTTCTGCTGCATAATCTCTATACCTTTCATATGCAAGGTCAAGTTCCCTTTTTGTTTCAATGACTTTATTCGCAGAATTTCTTAGTGCAGGATCTCCATTTTTCTCGTATATGGTAAACAGAATAAACTGATTATATTCATCTGTTCCTAGTTCTTGGGGATATTGTAAATCTTCGCCCCTATTTAAACGATTTGGGTCATCCGAATCCAGTTTATCAAAAACTGAATTTATTGTTCTCCTAGCGGATCTGGCGGTAGACATCTTTGCTCCTGCTAAATACCTATATGGCATATAAAGGAAAGTTTAAACCTAAAAATCCATCAAAATATATAGGGAACCCCACGAACATCATTTACCGCAGTTTGTGGGAAAGACGTTTTATGCTTTACTGTGACAACGAAGAGAATGTCATCTCTTGGGGTTCCGAAGAAGTCGTCGTTCCTTATGTGTCACCAATCGACAACAAAATGCACCGCTACTATGTAGACTTTATAGTTGAGGTTCGTCAGAAGGACGGGACCAAAAAAGTAAAGTTGATTGAGGTGAAACCAATGAAACAGTGTTCACCTCCGAAAAAGCAATCCAGAGTAACAAAGAAATATATTACCGAAGTCAAGACTTGGGGTGTAAACTCGGCAAAATGGAAAGCGGCAAAAGAGTTTGCTGAGAATCGTGGTTGGGAGTTTCAAATACTCACCGAGAAGGAGTTACAACCGTGATACGAGAAGACACATATATCGTCGGGGGAGAAAATCGAACCAAGGTAAACATCATCTACCAGAAGAAAATGAAGATGGGTCCAGACTTGAAGAAACAGATTCTCAAGGAACTCACAGACGACTCAAGGGATACAAAAAAAGAACTCATAGAGGAGCAACTGGAAGGCGAAGAACCAGACTCCTATACCGTGAACACACTGGAAGAGGCTATCAAATTCTTTACCAGCACAATCAATCTCGCATTTGGAACCGCTGAATATAACGCAAACGAAGTAACAGACTTCCTTCTAACTACAGAAGATGCTGTCAGTGCATATGAGAGTGTTGATGGAGGTATGTTTCTCTTCAAATATGAACCAGTCACATCGAAAAGAAAACTGAAATACTACGACGCACTCCCTCTTATTATACTAAACGAGAAAATATCAGATGGTTTTATAGGGTTGAATCTCCACTATCTACCAGAACGATACAGAATAGCATTCATGAAGGCATTATTCGGTGATGTTGATCTAGAAAACCTCACCGAAGATGATATGCAGTCTAGACTCGGTAGGCTTTCCACCTATAAATTCATTCGACCCACCTATAAGCGTTATAAATACGATGGTATATCTTCTAGACTGATTCGCATACCAATCGAGAACTGGGCGTTGGCTTCGTTACTTCCAATCAGTAAATTCCAACTCGAATCACGAAAGAATGTTTGGGCTGATTCTATACGGATGATCAACGAAGAAGAAAGAAGGATCTAATGACATCGAATATCAACGACTATATGGGTAATGCTGCAAATCTTTATAGACCGACTAAATTTAGCCTAATAATCGACACATTACCAGAAAAAATAAACCCGATTGGAATTAATCCATTTCAGTTTAATCGGTCGTTTAATTTTGATGTCCAAGATGTTTTTTTTCCAAGTCGAAACATATCAAGTGAACCTATTAAACTTGCCGGACCTGTAGATGAAATTCCATATGAAGCCACATATAGTGGTGATTTAGATGTAACATTAAGAGTATCAAATGATTTCAAAGAAAGAATTATTTTTGAAACTTGGATGGATATAGTGATAAATCAGAAGACTCAGAACCTAGCATATCCAGATAGTTATAGATGCGATGCAACCATAAGTGCGTTAGGACTGGACGACACTATTTTGTATGAAATAAAATTAACGGATGTTTGGCCAAAATCAGTTGGTAGAATATCTGTTGGACAAGGAAACACAGATACAATAGCAACAATGCAATTATCATTGGCATGGAGAAAATACATTATTACTTATTTACGAAAGAATTCCCATGCTTATTTTGGCGACGTAAGGAACCCTATGATTGGAGACAAACTAAACAATACAAGATCATATGGTGGCATGTATGGAATACAAACTGTAAACGAATCAGAAGCGGAAGATAAAATCAAAAATACCATCAAAGAAAACATCGCAGATATAAGAGACAACTGGACCGCTAGATTGGAATACGCAAAAAGGATATTAAATCCTCGTTCTGACTTAAATGCTGGATCCGATTTCAATCCTGACTTTGTAAAATAATATGGAGACATCATGAGTTTACCCAAACTAACAATTCCAACCTATAGTGTAAAACTATACAGTCAAAAAACACCAATAAAATTTAGACCTTATACTGTCAAAGAAGAAAAAGTAATCTTAATGGCACTCGAATCAAACGACAAGGTTGAAATGTTTGAAACAATGGTTCAACTTTGTGAATCGTGTGTTATAAACGATATTGACATTTATGATTTACCCTTATTCGACTTAGAAAAACTTGTAGTTGCTATTCGTTCAAAATCTGTTGGAGAAGAAGTGACATTTATGAACAAATGTGATCACTGTGACTCCAGAACAGAAGTGTCGCTTAATATTCAAAATATGAAAAACAAAGACGAATCTGGAATAATCAACAAGATAATGCTCACAGAAGATTGTGGTGTAACACTAAAATATCCTTCTCTTAAATCTGTTAATCTTCATACTGAAAAACAAAATGAAGAGTTAGATGATATTTACAAGTCTTGTATTGAAACAGTATTTGATAAAGAAACTGTATATACCTTTGATGATCAGTCAAAAGATGAGCAAGAAAATTTCATCAATTCGATGACACTTGAAATGATTAATGAGATAAACGAAAAGTTTTTATCTAAAATTCCAACGAACTATTTGGAGTTAAAATATAAATGTCCAGCGTGCGGTGAAAATACAGAAAAGAGGTTTGATAATATCATCAGTTTTTTTATCTGATCAATAGTCATACAAGTCTGCAAAATTATTATACAAGCAATCACCAGATGATGTATTGGCATAAGTATTCTCTAACTGAACTCGAATCAATGATGCCGTGGGAAAAGGAACTCTATATCGGAATGATAATACAAGAAAACGAAAAGATAAAAAAGAACAAAAAGTAAACAATGTCAATCAAATCACTCATAAAAAATATTCGATACGACAAAAATGCTTCTTCCTTTTCTCCAATAGGTGGTTATGGTTCTACCATATCTAGAATGTTTCAGTCAGCGGGTTATGATGCGAACGCAAGAACATTTAGAATGGGATCGGGTGGTAAAATAACACCAAAATCAACTGATAGGCATGTAGCAAAAACACACCAAGCGGTAGATCAAGCAGTAAGTCAAGGTGATGTGCTTTTGATTGATACATCAAAATTTGAGATTAAAAAAGACATAAAGAACTCGGTTATAAACATCTATAATCCCAAAAAGGTGATTCTAGAAAGTTCTTCTCAAGATTTCACATCTGAATCAGAAAAAAGAGAGATGGAACTCGAAGCAAGAAGAAAATCAACAAACTTGAAACTATTAGGCGGTGGATCGGTTTCTTCTGCCTTAAGAAGAGAAGACGAAAAATCCTCATCCTCAACATCAACCGAAGAACAAGTATCATCGGGTGTGGTACAAGGTTTATTAAAATGGCTTGGAATTGGTGGTGGTAGCACAGTCACCGCAGTAGGCGCAAACAGATTACTTAGAAGACCACCAACACCAACCCCACCACCCACTCCCATACCTACCCCAGCAAGACCACCAATAACAACCCCTGCCTCTAATGCCCCATTTAGAAATGCGTCTAGAGTAATGTTCTATGAAGCGGAAGCCGCAAGATTGACAGCGGCAAATCCGCTTCGTGCTACTACACTTGAACAAGCGATGTTTGAATATGGAGCAAGAAGGGGTCTTGGACAAGGACCACTTAGGGCTGGTGTTGGGACGGTTATTAGTACAGGAGCCGAAAAGATTGCGGCTAGCAGACTCGCACTAGGCGCACTTAAAGGCGGAGCGATGGTACTTAGTCTTGTTCCAGATATATTAGCAATATACGCACAAATACAAGCAGAGGGACTAACCGATCAACTCATACAACAACAAGAAAACTTAAAATACCCATACGGAAAAGGTAAACAAGGACTTCTAGAAGTTCGTCAAGCATATGCTGGTCAACCAAAAATGGTATACCATAACGATGCGATAAATCTGCTACAAAAGATAAGACCAGATTTTGAGAAATATCTAGATGCGTATGAAGCGAGTGTATTTTCCCAGTATTTGTCACAGGCCGCACCAACGCCTGGAGGGGGAATGGCTCCGGGGTCTATAGAATCTTCTAAGAAGATGGCAGCACTGGCGAGAAAAGAGATGGAGGGGGTATATGTAAATCTCCTTCCTCCGTGGTTACTTATGAAAAACCCAGAGGAAGAATTAATAGGTAATGCCGACAATATGTTTGAACCAAAGAGTATGATTGATCTTCTGAGATTACATACAAATGCTATTTCTAATTCTCCAGACGATCCAAACGATTTATTGATTCCATCGTATGATTCTGAATCTACTTTGAACCTAGAAAATAGTATAAGAAGAAGTCTGAGTGGAGGTTCAACAGAAATGTCTTTACTCGACAAACAAGATCCATCTCAAGCAACTTCAGAATGGACTTTTATGGGTGGATTAGAGAATATATCATCGACATTCTATAATGCGGCCGCCTCTGGTGGCGACTTGATTAATAGTTTATTTTTCGAGGAAGATAGACTACCACAATTAAGAGAAGACTTGAAAACAAGACAACAAAGAGATATGTCAATAATAGACGATCGACCCTCTACACCACCAACTCAATCTGGAGATACCACTATTATACAAATTGATGGTGGTGGAGGAGGCGGAACACAAATACCAGAGAAGGTTTCATCTCGATCCGATGAAAATAGAATGTTGCAAAACTTAGCGATGGGAATACCAATACAAGAAAGAAATGTTTTGCTTGCATAAAAAACAGCGGGCACCCCAAAAGGCGCCCGCTGTTCTTCCGTGTGTCGTTCTCAATCTTCGCTTGCTAGTTGCTTGAAGTAGGACATAGCATCCGCACCTTCATCAAACGAGTCGAGACTCTCCTCCTCTTCCGACACACGGGTGTGGGAAATGCTCGGCGTATCATCATTAACAGTATCATTCTCTGCCGTAGCAACTCCACGCTCATCACCCATCAGAACCTCATCGAGACGGGCCTTGAGTTCGTCGTAGGACTTGAAGTTCTTCGCATCCGTAAACTCACTCAACTTATACTGCGTCTTCCAAAGACGCTCCAACTTTTCGTCATCTCCACCAAGCAGAGGTGAGACAGACTCAAACTCTGACTTGTCATAGTTGACGAATCCCGAAACCTTACGAACCTTCAACTTGAAGTTCGCACCACCCCAGTAGTCAAACGGATTGACCTTCTCTTCGTCCTGAAACTCGGGGTTCATCGCTTCCTGAATCTTGTCGAAAATCTTCTTTCCGTACTTGAACAGGAACACCTTGCCTTCGTTCTCGGGATTGGATGGGTCGCTGACGACCAGAATGTTCGAGATGTAGTTCAGACGACGCTTTCGGTCGCGGGCGATATCCTTGTCGGACTCGATACCGCTGTTCCAAAGACGGCTGTTCATCTCCGAAACGGGATCCTTCTGACCAATGGTAGTGAGAGAGTTCTCAATATACCATCCGCCAGGGCCCTTGAATCCGTGGTTGTAAACCTTTGCCCACGGAATGTCCTCGCCATCGCTGGCGGGAAGGAAACGAATCACAGCAAAGCCGTTTCCAGACTTGTCCAGTTCGGGACGCCAAAAGCGGTCATCCTTGTAGGACTTCTTGGTTTCACCTTCCTCCATTTGCTTCTGGAGGCTTTCGAGGCTACCTTGAGACCTCTTCTTGAAATCACTAAAACTCATATGCGTATCCTTTCCGCAGGGAACTCCCCTGCACTAGTGTGTCCGCTGGGAACTCCCCAGCACGATTGAAGTAGTATAGCGTGTATATTAGATGTGTCAACACTAAATCGGAAGTTTAGCGGTGGTAGGCAGAAGATTGAGACTTTCTCCTTCTGCCTGAATCTTCTCGATTATTGGTTTTGATAAATACTTTGCAGCGATGGCAGGTTCAATGTTGTTGCTCTCGCAGATCGAAAGGACGGCATCAATATATGACCCGCCATGTGCCATTACGCATTCTTGGAGTTCGGTGGTGAACAATCTTTCAACTTTTTCAAACATGGTGTATCTCCTGTTCACGGAATAGTATACATGAATACCATCCGAACACAAGTATATATACTAAGAATATTGCAATATTTCACGGAGACCTTAAATGGCCGACACAGACGATAATGTTTTCGTAACAGTAGGTAGCGAATCCACTGGAGCGAGCGTAGCAACAGATTACATCAACGGAGATGGTGGAAATACTTTTGCACACCATCAATATGTCAAACTGGCTTGGGGCCCAGAAGGTCAAGCGAAATATGTAGACACCGCCACCGGGAAGCACCTTCCCGTTACTCTCTATGTTGGCGGACAACAAATAGGACAGAATAATAATGCACTAGATACCTACATCCAAGGTTCTGGTATCACGTTCAACACTCTGATTAATGGTCAAGGTGTATCGGCGATTCATGTAGACGGAACGACATACGCAACAGTTCCAGTTATGGTCTCTGGAACAACTGCAATCGGCGGTGCAATCACAATCAAAGGTCTCGGTCCTTCGGGAACCACTCAAGAGTATATTCTCGTAAGTGGATTCAGTGGAATGACTGCATTTGCCGTTACAGGCGATGTTACGGTATCGGGAACTGTTGGAATCACAACAGCAGATGGTGTCGCTCTTCCAGTCACTGGTAGTGTTTCTATCAGTGGAATACCAACAGTCCTCGCTAGTGGAACTGTCGGCGTCACCACGGCGTCTGGAGTTTCTCTTCCAGTCCAAGGAACAGTCGGTATTACAACCGCAGCAGGTGTTTCAATTCCCGTTTCTGGTTCCTTCACTGTCTCTGGACTTTCTCTTGGAACTCCTGGCAACAGTGCCGCATACACATCTCAAGACGGCGTAGTTGTTCAGGGTATCACAAACGCATATCCAGTGTTTACTCACCTCGGATACATCACAGCAGACGGAACACCAAGATACTTCGGTCATTCTGGTGATGCACTCAAGGTTGCAATAACAGACGCAACGATTAGTGCTACTGTTAATGTTGGTTCGGTAGTGGGCGTAGAAAATACCGAAACATATCTTGCAGTATCTGGAACATCATCTGGAGCATCTGACGCAAACCCAATTACTGTTCAAGTAACAGGCGGAACTCTATCTGGTATCGAAGGGACCGTCAATGTTTCAGGATCAGTTTCCCTATCAGGCACACCAACAGTCTCTGCAACGGATCTAGACATTCGTGGACTCTCATTCGGAAATCTAGGAAACTCAGGAAGTGTAGGAAGCACCACCGACTCGATTGTGGTTCAAGGTGTGAGCGGTGCCTATCCAGTAGGAACCGTTCTCCACGGAACAACAAACGGCGCGGGTGGAGAAGCAATCGAACTCGGTGTAACTTGGGAAGACAACACACCACTTCTTCGCACAGTCATTGACAGTAGAGGAATCTCTAACGCTACCTCTATTCAGGTTCAAGGAAGAGCAGATGGTTCAACCGCTTTCCCAATCTATATTGCTGGTGTCGGTCCCACCAGTGATGTTAGCCCAATCGAAGGGCTCGTTGGAGTTACATTCGATATCGTAGATGGTCTGCCAATTCAAGGTGGTTTGACAGCACCAGCAGGTTCTTCGTATGGAACAATAGGCACAGTTCTTTATGGATTGTCTGGTTCCAGCATGTATCCAGTCGGAATCTGTATGGACGGGGATCAGGGCGCACTCAATGTCAACATCGCAAACGTCAGTGGAATCTCGTTCGATGTTACAGTTGACTCCGAAATCAATATAGGAAACACAGTAGGAACTCCAGTTCCAATTCAAGGTTCTACTGCTGGAACTTTAGGTGTGTTCGTCACTGGAACGGGTGGAACATCAGCAGCATGGCCAATCTTCGTTCAAGGATGGACATCTGGTGGTGGAACTGGAGAACCAGTCGGTGTGACTTTCCAGAACATCGAACAACTT